GCCCATGCCCCCGAACATATCCTTCAACTGACCGCCCTGCTGCAGCAGCACGGTAATCGGCGCTTGCCCACCTTGCAGGCTCACGATAATGTCAGTGAACTGTGCCGGCACCATCCGCAGCGCCGCAGCCGTTTGCGCTGCGGACGCGCCTGCGCCGTCCAGCCCGTGCTGCGATTCGCGGAGGCGCTGGATCAACGGAGCGGCTTGGCTACTCACGCCGAGCTGGGCGGCACGAAGCTCCAGCAGCTCCAAGCGCGTGCGGCCGATCGCATCAGCCTGCTGCTGCAGGTCGGCGATGAACGAATCACGGCCAGCCTGCACGCGCTCGGCGGCACGCTGAGCCTCGGCCTGTGCGCGAGCCGATGCCGCCACCTGGTCCTGCGCCGCACGCATGGCCTGCAACTGTGAGATCAACGGGTCCGCCGACGATGCCACGCCGAGTTGCGCAGCGCGATAGCGTTGCGCCTCCTCGGTCGATAAGCCAAACAACGCGATCTGTTCGCGCAGGCCTGCGATAAAGTTGTCCTTGCCGGCTTGGACCTGAGTCGCGTCGCGCTGGGCTTGTTCGTTTGCGCGCGCTGCCGCTGCTGCCTGCTCTTCGGCCGCGCGCAACGCGCGCAACTGGGCAATCAGAGGATCAGCGACGTTCGCCAGCCCGAGTTGCGCCGCACGGTATCGCTGCACCTCTTCGGCCGCCAGGCCGTACAGAGCGATCTGTTCGCGCAGATCCGAGAGGAATGAGTCCTTCTTGGCCTGAACTTGCTGAGCCGCGCGCTGTGCCTCTTCGGCGGCGCGTGCTGCTGCCGTGGCTTGTTCCTGCGCATCGCGGAGCGCGCGCAGTTGCTGGATCAGCGGCTCGGCCGCGTTCGCCGCGCCGATTTGGGCGGCCTGGTAACGCAGCGTTTCGTCCGTCGAGCGACCGAACAAGGCGATTTGCTCGCGCAGGCCAGAAAGGAAGTTGTCGCGCGTGCTCTGAACCTGTGCCGCGTCACGCTGCGCCTGCTCAGCCGCGCGCGCGGCGACGGCCGCCTGCTCCTGGGCATCACGAAGTGCGCGCAGTTGGGCAATCAACGGCTCGGCCGCGCTTGCTGCGCCCAGCTGGGCGGCGCGATACTGCAACACCTCCTCGGTGGAGCGACCAAACAGCGCGATTTGTTCGCGCAGGCCGTCGAGGAACGACGTGCGCGACGATTCTGCCTGAGCGACCTCACGCTGGGCTGTGGCTTGCGCACGCGCGGCGGCCTCGGCCTGCTCTTGCGCTGCGCGCATATTCTGCAGTTGCAGGATGAGCGGAGCGGCAGCTTGGGCCGCATCGGCCTGCGCCGCGCGATAGCGTTGGATCTCTTCGGTCGAGCGGCCAAACAGGGCGATTTGTTCACGCAGCCCATTCAGGTAGGCGTCGCGACCGGCCTGTGCCTGCGCCAGCTCACGTTGGGCCGCAGTCTGCTCACGAGTCGAATCGGCCGCGCGCTTCAGTGCCACCTGCTGCTCCGCCGCCGTCTGCGCGGCGCGCGCCTGCGCTTCTTCAACGGCGCGCAGTTGTGCGATGTAGGGCGCCAGCACGTTCGAATCGTAGCCACGGTTACGCGCGATCGATTCGTAGTACGCTGCCGTCGAGCGCCCGCCCGCTTCCATTGCCACGGTAGTACGCTGGATCGACGCAATCATGCTGCGCTGGGCTGCCTCGACAGTGCGAGACGAAGCGGCGGCCCCTGCGCCAATTTGCGAAACGGCCTGCCCTGCTTGACGCGCCGAATTAGCTGCCTCGCGCAACCCTGCCTCGACGCCGGTGGCGTCAGCGACGACCTTGATTGTTGCGGTGTTGACGATCTCAGACATGCTCTGCCCAATAAAAAAGGCCGCATAAGGCGGCCGTCAATCTTTGCTACTCATCGCGTCCAGCGCGGCATATTCCATTACCCGAATATCGGCCTCAAGATCCTCGTAGTCATCGGGCTCAAGCCGCATCCGGTCCATCTTGTGGTACAGGGTGTTGTAATCCAACCCGGTTGCACCACCAGCGCCAACGCGCCACTGCGTCTGCAACTGAATAAACAGGAAATACGCGGGCTGGCTGTCGGGCCAGACTTCGACGGGATCGCCGTCGTAGTCGGCTGCTGTCAGGCCGGCCGCGGCGAGCTCATGCTCACTTGGCGCCGGCGTGAACATGGCCCGGGCGACCGCTTCTAGTTTCCCAGGCGACCTTCGTTGATGGCCTTGCGGTAGTCGTCGATGATGGCCTTGAGCGCCGCCGGCAGCTCGTCTGCCAGCTGCATCACCGACGCCTGATTGAACTTTTCGTCCAGGTTCCAGCCGTCGATCGCCTTCATGACGTAGTCGACCTGCAGCGAGATGTCGCGATCCAGCAGATCGGATTGGGTCAGGGTCGCGACCGACTCGCCTTTTTCGATCTTTGCCTTCATCGCTTCAATGTCGACGTCCGCCTGCGCCTTGGCATTCGCCTGCACTTCGTCGGTCAGCTTGGCCAGTTCTTTGCGGGTACGGTAGATGAACGAGACTTCGATGGAACCTTCGCCGCCCTCCAGCATCGGGAAAGTGATCGGACGTGCGAACGATTTTGGGCGGGCGCCCAGCTTGATTTTCTGTGCCATGATGATTTTCTTTCGAGATTAAATAAAAAAGACCTGCGAGGAGCTACCCCGCAGGCAAAAGGCCAGCGCCGACCATTCGGCGCCGGCTGGCAACGCGATTACGAGGCGTAGCGGACCGGACGACCCTGCGTGGCCAGGCCGCACTTGACGGTCATCGCCTGGCCTTTGGCCATCGCCGGATTCGGATTGAAGCCCGGGTAGCCGTTGTAGAAGATCGGAGCACCGTTCGGCAGCACCGCGCGCACGGCGACGATGGACTGCGCATCCGTCGCAGCCTGCAGCACGCTGTGGTGCGGCAGCGACGGGTCGTCAGCGATCGTCATCGTCACGGAAACTGCCGAGAAACCGTTCGGCATGCTGATCTCGTCCGGATAGTCCAGGAATTCTTCCGTGTTGTACTTCGGGTCGCCGCCGGCCACCTCGAACGACTTCATGAACGGGATCGGCGTCCAGGTCGAGATTTTGCGCAGCGAACCTGCGCCGCCGCCGACCGGGAACAGCTTCGTCGACGTGGTATCGAAGCCTTCCAGCGTGACGCTCGTGCTTGCGGCTGCCTTGACGCGGAAGACGCGCAGGTTGGCACGCGTCCAGCCGCTGGTGAATTCGACGATGTCGCCGACGGCGTAGGTGTTTGCGGCAGTCGTCAGCACGGCTTCCGAAGCGTTGGTGGCAGCGGAGACCGAGATCGGAGTGGCGTAGGCGGAGGCAACCGCGTACGTCGTGCCGTTGGGGAGCGATACAGCCATGTTGTGGGCCTTTCAGGTAAAGAGCCCGGGAACCGGGCATGAAAAAAGCCGCCCGGATTTCTCGAGGCGGCTCGGTTTGAATTTAGTCGTTCAGTGGAACAGGCTGAAGTCCTGCATGGTTCCGCGATAGGTCGTGGTCTCGTCGTATGTCGCCACGCGGCCGGTCAGCACTTCGGACTGCAGGGCGACCGCGCGGCGAACAGCGTCTTCGACCTGCTGGCCTAGCGCCGACGCCTCCAAGCGTGTAGCTGCCCAGACATTCACCTGCATGCGGACGTTGGCCTTGTCCGGCCGATCGCCACTCAGGAAATTCATCGGATCGCCGCCGACGGCCTGGTACGTGATGTACGGTACCGGCGTGTTTTCGGGCGCGATGTCAGGGAAGACTCGGCCATTGGCCAAGCTGGCCAAGACCTCGTATAGCAGCGCTTCGATCATTGGCTTCGATTTCGCTCCAGTTGTTCTTGCAGTTTTTTCGTCATCGCGTCGATTGCGCCTGTCTTTCGGCTTTCGTACGCAGGTCGCATATACGGGTATGCCGGCACAGTTGCAGTGCCGTATTCCAGTTCGGCAGCAGCGCGGTGTGCTTTCCAACCGAACTTTTTCCCGCTCTTCGCGCTGATATTTTTGTTCTTCGGCACAAACTTGTGGCCGTACTCGACAAAGCGCCAGTAGAAAGCATCGTCGCCACCATACTCACCTTTCCGGACCGTGACGAGGTACACCTGTCGGTGGGCACCATCCGACTCCTCTTCGAGCCGTTTGACGATGATGTTTCTCCAGATTGTCCAGGTCTTGGCATGGGACTGCGCGTTACGCTTTGCCTCATCCCGGAAGATTTCTGCGCCGGCGAAGCCGACTGCACGCAGTGCCGGCTCGTCGATGGAACCGATCACCTGGTCAATCGTTGCGGCGACTGCGCGCTCGAGGTCCGATGCATCGAAGTTGATCATTTGACGCTCTCGCAGACGAGGAACATGAACTGCCGATCATTCGAATCAGGCAACGCCGATTTGTTGTCGTATTCAACACCCCGGTAGCGCACGCGCCAGGCGCCGTCGACGTCGTTGCGAGCACGGATCCGGACCGACACACGCACGATCGACGTTTCCGCGTTCGCGCGCAGCACCTCGGCGCCAGTTTGAAATCTCACGTTCGAAAAGACCGTGGCGATGTCGACCCAGTCGTCGATAGGCTGGCCAGCGGCATCCCTGCCCTGCTCGCGCTTCAGCAGCGTGACTCGATGATTCATCGTCATAGGTAAACTACCTCCGACCACAGCAGACGTTTCACATAGTCATTTTTCGGCTGGCCGCCGGTCTCGAAGTGCTCGGCAACGCGCGCGAGGATGAACCCTTTCACGCCGGCCGGCACCGAGGTGTGATCCGGGCCATAGCCAGCGCGGTACTCAACCTCAACCGCATTGATGCGCTGCGCCGTCGCGGGCCACGCGCGCCCGACCGCTGGGACGATGTATCCCGGCTCGCTCTCGGCGTCGATTTGGTAATGCTGCGGATCCAGAATCTGCTGCACGCCGGTTGTGTCGTAGAACTTCACCTGCTCGACCTGCAGGACGTGCGCCTTATCCAGCTTGATCGCGCCAGGGAAGGCATCGAGCGTCACGCGCCAGGTCTGGTCGATTATCGCCCGGTTGGTTTCGGTTTCCGCTTCGACTGTGTAGGTCCGCACTGCGTTCGCGATTTCGGTATCGAGCGCCGTCGTGCCGTCCGGTTCGACGTCGACCCGGGCCGCTAGGCGCGCGTCGTCCATCGACACCGCCAGCGCCGCCGGCGGGGCGATCAGTCGTGTGCTCATCGCGTATTCCTTTGCGTCGCGGGCGGCCGCCCTGCGGAGGGCTGATTACCTAAGGCTTCTGGCGCACTGGCGTATTCGACCTGGTCGACCTCGGCGCCGCCTTCGGCCTGCGCAACCTCGCGCGGCACGGTCGGCAATTTCGATGCGTCGATCATCAGTGGTCCTCCGGGTTGAAGTAAATCGTCCGGTCGAAACGCTCGGCGTTCGCGCAGGTGACGCGGAACGTGATCGAGTGCGCGCCGGGCTGCGTCATTTCGAGCGTAACCAGTGCGACCATCAGCGGACCTTGCGGCTCCGGTCCTTCGAGGACCGTCACGCCGGCCAGGATACATACGACTGACGCCGCCGTGGTAGCCCGGTCCGCCAGGTCATTCGTGACGTCGGCCACCACGTAGTTATGGTCGTCTGGGTCGACGTCCATCCACCACTGGCCATCCTTTTCGTAGGGTGCTATTGCCATTAAAACCTCACTGTTTTCGATCCGGTACCGCCGAATTTCACGATACGGGTACCGCCCTGGAACTTCACTGCATGGGCGCCGCCGTCGAACCGGACGACACGCGTGCCGCCGGCGAAGACAACGGTGCGCGCCGGCGAGACGTCTGCGGCGTTGATGCCCACCGGCCGGCGGCCGCCGGTGCTGAGCATGCCTGTGGCGACTGCAGCAGCGAGCGCGGCGCCGACCAGCTCGATCCGGGTGGCCAGCGAACCTGCCGCCGCAGCCTGGGCGAACGCGCCGCCGGCGAGCCCGATCCGGGCGGTGAGCGCGCCGGTGCCGCTGGCGATCGCGACAGCCGCGCCTGAGAGCGCCGCGCCGGCATTCGTGCCGACCAGGGCGCCGGCACCGCTGGCTGCTGCGTAGGCGGTGCC